CCGACAGGTAGGTGAGCAGTTCAACAACAACTCGATCCGGCGAACGAGTCGGAAAAGGAATGACTGCACCCTTCATCTCTTCGGCGCTGGCATCAACCTCATTCCACTTGCCCAGCTCAATCTCCTTATCACCAATGGCCAGCTTGGCCTGCCTGGTGATGAATCCGCCGCCCATTACCGCGGTCATGGCCGAATCGAGATAAGAGCGAAGCACGCCGGTAGTGGACTCGGCCAAACCTCCGATCACATGGATGTAACCAAAGCCGTAAAAGCCCAGCCCAGGGAGGAACTTGTAGTGAGTAAAGCGAACGATCTTCGCGACGTCTTCATCGTCCTCCTCCCAGTTGCGCTTGATACTGAGGACCTCGGTAGACTCCTCATCAATTGTGACAATGTAGGGCAGGTGAATCCCGTCCGGGTCCTCGTACCCAGGCAGGTCCAAGTAGCAGTGACACTCGTATCGAGTGTAATCCTGATCGTCCTCAAGATCCCCGGGAGCCCGGCCCTCAATCGAGTCTATCTCCTGCTCGGTGTCATTCTGGTCAACTTCTCTGCCTTCCGGTGCATCAAGATCGATCTTGCGATACTCCCCGCTCTTGAATTTCTTTCTGGTGTTATTCGGTGACTCGTAAAACTCGTAAGTGTACCTTCTCGCCGAAGATAAAGACGAAGCGGTGTAGGGGACGTGCATCCTTGACGGCTCGATAAACTCCGAGACCGGCATGC